CTGCGAAACAGCAGAGCTTAAAACAGCCTTCTGATTTTGTCTCTGTACTTTCGGAAGCTTTCTAACAAGCTCATAAACCTCATTTGCAACAATCATGAAATTACCAGTGTTAACTTTTAACATTTTTCACATCCTTACCCCTGATAGTCCGAGGCGCGACTTGCTCAACGTGAGCCATTTCCTGATGTTTTGAATTATAGACTAGTCTATATATAAAATCAAGCGTTCAGCCAATTATTTACAATAATTAACAAAAGGCCGTCTGAAAAACAGACGGCCTTTTATCAGCAAAAAAAGAAAAGGTACAACGCAACAATCAAAAGCCCTACACCCGAATAAATTTTCACAAAAACAAACCACTTATGTTTTTCTTTATCCGCAGGGAAAAACAGAATAAATAAGCCAACCATGCAAATGACATAAGCAATCATCTTAAAAATACCAGATAAAAAAGGCGCACACTGATTCATTTTCAACCCTTAAAAAGCAGACATTTTACTGCGCCGACGGACCGTCCCCAAATTTCGGCGTCGGCAGATACTTGTCCCGGCCGGACAAGGCCAGCACCGAACCGCCGCCGGAACTTCCGGCCGCTGCCTCATTCTGCCCCACTTCGCCGCCGAACACTTCCCGCGACGGCTCACGGAAGGGATCGAAGGGCAGACCATTTTGCGCGTAGTCGCGACATTTGGCTTCCGGTATCTCACGGAGCTTTGTCGCCTGGTCGGAATAACAGGTACAGCCGCTTTTACCGCCTTCGATGCAGGCGGCCACGCGCTCATACTGGCGCACTTGGCGCAAACCGTCATAAAGAGGCTTGGATTCCGGCTTTTCGGGAATGGACGGCACGAACATGACAGGTTCGAGAGTTTGCGAAATACGGCCGTCAGAAGCAGCAGTAAAGGGACTTGCACCGCGCGAAGGCGCAGAGGTATTGACGCCGCCTGCGGCGGCCGTCTGCGCCGATTCCTGCGCCACTACTGCGGGTTTTTCCTCTTCGCCGAAAAAACGGTTATGGATACGCTCATAAGTCCAATAACCGAAGCCGAACAGGGCAGGCAGAAACAAAATCATAAAATAAAAAATACGCGGCAAGCGGCGACCTGGCTTTGTATGCACCTCCGCCGATTTGTACATATCAAACGTCTCTTTCGGCAGCTTAAAAGAACGTTCCACCGCCAGCGACAACGCCCCGGGCGAATCCGGTTTGTCTTCACACTTTGTCCACTCGAACAGCTTACGCCCGATTGTCAAAACCCGGACATGTACATGACGGCCGACGAGTTTACGGACAAAATTGTCCAGAAAAGACGGATCCTGTGTGATAAAGACAATATCCAGCCCATGATGCCGATGAGTAGCCAGAGCTTCCACATAGGGCGGCACTTTCGCACCAGCAGAGCGGGGCGGGAACAACCGCTGCGCCTCATCAATCACGACCAACGAACCATAAGGCAAAAAATCCTGCAAAGGCTGCGCCCTAATCTCGTCATCCGTCAACTCATTATGCGGCAGTTTCAAATCAGTAATACCGTTCACATACAGCGGCCGTTCCTTCTTTTCGCCGTCTTTATCGGTAAAATGGGTATAAGTCTCATCATTCATCAGCATATCAACGACAGAAGCCGTTTTACCCGAGCCGGGAACACCTGTTTGCAAAATAATCATTTTTTACCCCCTTTGCCGAAAGACAATTTAGAAGCGGCAGACAAGGTTACATTGAACGCAAACGCACCGAAAATAATCCCTGCCGCATAACCGCCGCCCGCCATCATAAAAAGCTGATAAGCATCAGCAGGCAAACTATCCACGCTGCGCGAAAAATAATCTTTCAGACTATCCAAGCCCCACTGAAAGCCCTTATAAGTTACAAAAGACACCCCGAGAGCCGTCAGAATACTGCCACCAAACCACTTTAAAAGCCCCTGCAATTTTCCAATCAAGAATTTCATAATCTACCCTTCCACTATCCGGAACGACGGCCAAACATAATGAAACCCGCCGTCAACACGGCAAAACCGACCACCAGACCACGAATTTTTGAAGCAAAATCACAAATCGGATCATATTTGATTTCATAAGTGCGATTGACCAATATCAAAGAAACCACCCGGGGCGCAGGGCATGTTCCTCCACGCGGCAAAAACTCATCCGGTTTCCATGTCGTCCCATCTTCCACACCCGGAATATCAAAGCCCTGCCCCTGATCCACATCGCCCATTTGGGCGCACTCCAAACGATCGCTGCCCGCTTCGCACTGCCTTCCTTCCTGCCCGCCGCCTTCCTTGCCGGAATTGCCGCCTCCCGAACTGCCGCCAGACTTACCGCCCGAACCTTTGCCGTTGTTCGGATCGTTACCCGCCGACGGCTTGGACTCGCTTTCCAAATCCGGCCGATCCTTAATGACAACGCTAGTATTGTTTGAAGTAGTGGACTCACCCGGCAACGGCTCACCGACTTTGCCGCCTGCCTTCGGCGTTTGCCAATCCGACGGCGCGTCCACATTGATCAATTCCTGTTTTGCCTGCCCGTTATTGTCCCGATACACATCGCCGACAATCGACAACGTGCCACCTTTTGTATCTATATCGCCGCGCGTCGGTTGAATCTCTTCACGGACTTTTTTGCCAATTTCCCCTTTATCGTTTGCCCAATCATTCGGATTTTTCTTAATATCTTTAATAACAAAGTCTTCTATATCGACAATCGTCATAGGCTGCGGCTCTTTATCCTCTTTCGGCACAATCCTAAATTTATGCCACTGACACCCGGCCGCCTCAACAAATCCGCGATAAGGGCCGCTTTCATACCTTCTTTCATGAGGTTGACAATCGGAAAACTTCGCCTGCCTATAAAAATCCGCCATCTCTTCTTTTGCAAAATCGGCAGCCGCCTGATTATCATAAAAAACAATCTTCTGATTCGGTGTACACGAACCATTGCAAGGATATTCATAATACTGAACTTCCCAAGACAAACCACCCGCCGGCCGCTCAAACTCGCCCTTGCCGTTTTTCTCAAACCCGCCTTCTTTCGCCCTTTCGCAAAATCCAAAAGGCATATTGTAAACCGCACCCGAATAGGCCAAAGCGCATAATCCGGCAGCATGACCGGCAGCCGAAGCCGCCCAACTTCTACACGTTAAATTAGCCATACAAGCGGCAATTCCACGCGCGGCAAAACGAGGAATAAACACACCGCCAAGCCTAACCGCACCTTGCCACACAACCGGCCAAAACACCTTTTGCACCCGATAACCGCCATTTGCATACGGGTTATAAACGGCCTTCTGAAAACGGCCGCCATTCTGATCGACCTGCGCCATTTCATATGCATGAAAATTGCTGCTGTTACGGGTTTTAAAATCCATCCGCTGATAAAACAAAGTTTTAACTTTGTCCGTTTTAGCGTCATAAACCCAATTGCGGCTTTCAAAATCACTATGCTCAATGTTAAAAATCAATTTGCCGTCTTCGGCAAATATGTAATTACCGCCAGTGAATTGAACAATATTCTGCGCCGCCGCCCAAAGCGGAAACAGCAGCAAAACCAATAAAATTTTTTTCATATCATGCCTTTTCATTCTGGATTCCGACCATAAGCGCAATCCGGCTTTCTGCGGCCATCGTGCCGGGGCGGCGGCGGCGTACATTCACACGTTCATTGCCGCCGCCGCCGCCCCGGCACTCTGCCGCCCTTTGCCTCTGCGCTTACTTAAACAGAATCCACATGCAGATCAGCGGAACGGAAAAACCAAGCTGAAACCAAAAATCCAGCATAAAACCCCCTAGCGCACGCGCAACCTGTTAACCAATATGCGCAAACCCCACACAGAAGCGGCGATTGCAAAAACCAGCCAGCCCAGCAACATTCCGTCTTCAAGGTTTCGACGTTGGTCGCATTGCGGAAAATCCGCATGAACAGCCACGCCGTTATATGCCCACTGCCCGCCCTGATAGTTCATTTGCAGGATTTTCCCGTCTGCCGTCAAAACGGGCAGAACCTGGCTGAAATGGGCGTTTTCGGCATCCTGTTTGTCCGCATAGCAAACGTTTCCGATTTGATAGCCCATGGCCTACCACCTCCCGCGACGACCCGAATAGAGCCTTGCCCGCCTGTTGTAATAGTTGGTGCGCGCCTCATAAAAACGCATGCGGCGGCTGTATGAAATATCGCTGCGCAGCCTTCTGATCTCTTTTTCCCGCGCCCGTCTGTTGCGGTTGCGTTTTTTGATATTGAACTCGCGGATACTCAAAATAACCTTGACACCAAAAAGGGCGGCATAAATACCCAAAACAAGCCAGCCGACTACGCCGACATCAGACAAAATACCCGCCATTTGCTGTTTTATTACATCAATTGCCATTTTTCACCCCTGAAAGAAAAAACCGGCCGGAAACCCGACCGGCTAAACCCGACTAACCCCGGTTAAAGAATTTGCTGAGAATCATCACGCCAAAAATGGCAATACTGATTCCGAGCACCATACCGGCAACGGATACAGAATCGGTTTTCGCGTCAGTCAGTGCCTGCGTTACTTCGGTAGGTACGGCGGCATAAGCCTGTTGCGCAAGAGCCAGCGGAGCGGCCACGAATACGGCTTTGAAGCCGTGTTTTTTCAGGATGTTTTTCATAACATGTTTCCTTTATGGTTAAGTTAAACGATTTGCCGCCGTTCAAAGGCAAGCGGCCGGCCCTTAAAATCAGGATGTCTTTTTGTCTTTCGGTTCATCCAGCACGCGCAGGGACTGCACGACGCGGATCAGGTTTTTGCCTTTTTTGGCTTCCATGTAACCAATGTCCACTTGAACGGGCAGTTTGCCTTTCAGGTGCATCAATTCGTGATGGCGGGACTCGGGGCCGTATTCGAGCTCAAAGGTTTCTACGCCAAATTCCTTGGGCGAACCCTCGTAAATCGGAATCTCGCAGGTAATACGGGTATAGTCGTATTCCACGCCGTTATCGGTTACGCCTTTATTCCAGGCTACTTTTCGCAATGTCATTACTGGCATTTTGTTTACTCCATTTGGTCGTTTAATTGCCGGTTTACTTTGCCCGCCAAGACGGGGCAGGGCGGGGCTTTACTTATTCCGCCGGCCGTTCGGAATCGGTAATAGGTAATGGGGTGAATTTGGGGTTAAGCAGCCATGAAGGCGTGGCGTAGCGTGCCCAATCAAGCTCTTCAAGATATTCTTTCAGGACTTCCACATAATCCGCGCGTGCCTCGCCCGTTTCCTGATGGCACTTGATGCGCAGCCACGCATGTCTGTCCCGCCTGATGGCTTCGCGTTCAATTTCCGTTTCCGCCTTGTAAATCAGACGACTGAATCCTTTTGCGGCCATTCTTTCCAGCCGTTCTTTCTCCTTCAAGAAATCCTGCATGCTGGAATATTTCCGCACCGGAGCAGGACGCGGCGGCGTCTGCATTCTTTCGGGCGCGTTGTCTTTCGTGCGCAGTTCATTTAATTCGCGCTCGGATTTGATCTGCCGTCTGCGCTCATAAATCTGCCTGATCACGAGGTGGCCGCAGTCAAAAGCTTCTTTTTTCAGACGGCGCGGCATTTCCTTTTTACCGTCTTTCAAAACTTCTTTAATCGTTTTGTCATCCATGCCGTATTCTTCAAGCATCACGATGGCACGGCCGCACTGCATAGACGCGTACTTAATGACATGTTCCACTGAAATTTCTTCAATTTTTTTTTTTACTTCCGCCCTAAACGGCGTTTCTCCATATTTGGCGGCCAACAATTCAAGGGCGGGATAGGCACCGGCGAAATAAGAGCCGGGTTCTACAAGCATATCGGGCAGCAGCAGATAATCACGATTGCGCATTTGGACTTCCACACGCACCCACGGGCTTTGCGAATCGCCCTGTTCTTTGCCTTTCTCATAGACGCGGCAGATTTTGCTTGCACCCCTTGCGCCTATTTGGAACGTGCGGCCTGTTCCCTTGTCCAGCAGCCAATCACCGCCGATACATTCGGCCTGCGGCTTGGCGCGGTATGTTGTGTACAGATCAGCTTCCCATTGCTGTTTGGCCTGATCGCATGTGTATTCACCGTTCAAAAAGTCATGTGACAGATCAATTCGGGTTATGTGGCATTGCGTTTCATGCTCGGCCATGAAGTCATAAAGACGATGCTCCCAACCGGAAGCGGCTGCATTCACGCCCATGCCGGAGAAGGAGAAACAGACGGTATCGCCCACTTTCGCGCCACCCATGGCGAAGAAGCCGTATTTACACTCGTCTGTTCCGAGCAGGTAGGAACGCGCGTATCCATGGCGGCCGTTCTTTTCCGGGCCGATCTCAAAGCCCATCACATCCACCAGCCACGCAGAGGCGGCGCAAAGCATGTCCTCTTTGTCCATGCCCATGCTTTCGGCCATTTCCTTAAATACAGAATCCCTGAACACGATTGTCAAATAGTCGATAAAGGCGGCCTTGCCGTTGCCGCGTTTGAGCGGGATGGTTTTTGTCTTGCCGTTCGCCCTTACGACGTGTTCATAAGATTCGCTTACCGAGGCGGCAGTTCTCCCGTTAACGTCCCAGCCCTCTGCTTTGCCAGCTCCCCCCGTGTTACTAGTGGGGGGGTTAAGCACCGCTTGGGCGGCCGAGTTGCGGGAGGCGGTTACAGGGTTAAGGCTGCGCATAGCTGGCTTTCTTACGTTTTCTAAGAAAATATATAATTGGCGCAATCTTAAATTCACAGATTATATAAAGTCAAGAAATATTTACACCGAATAGCAGAAAGTGTAGCTTCTTAGAAAATGCGTAAATTGAAAGGAGGCCACATGCCGAGCAAGCACATACAAGATGAGATTTGGGAAAAAGTGCGCGAAGAGTTTGTCCGCGCCGTCGTTTTAACTAAATCCGGCTTCAAAGAAACCGAGATTCTCAACCTACTAATCAAGAAGGGGATAGAAGCAGTCCGAGATGAAGACTACCTCACCTTCGTCATGGAAAAAGACAGGAAAAGGCCGTCTGAAAAACCGCCCGCACACCGTTAGCATTTGCGAACGTAGCCGCATTTTGCCGCCGCCCGTAAAATAAGCCTTACGAGTAACCGTAAGGCTTTGTTTTATCATGAGAAACGCAGCGCAATGGCTGGATTTGTTCAAATGCTACAAAAACATCAAATCGGACTACAAACTGGCCGACCATTGGCACGTCAGCCAGAGCCGTATCAGCCAGTACCGCAGCGGCCGTCTGAAACTGCCGCTTGCGTTCGTGCTGGAAATTGCGGAGGAATGCGGCCGCGACCCGCTTGAAATCATTGTTTCGCTTGCGTATCCGAAGGCGAGGGAGCAGGACAAGCCCGGTTTGTCCGATGTGTATTGGCGCGTTGCCGTCTCAGGCATCATGCACGAGATGCGGATAAATTCCTTGCCCGTCGGCTGGCGGCCTCGCCGTTAGCAAATGCTGGTTCGCATAATTAGGAACTTACGTTAAATTCTAGAACCTTTCGCACTTGGCAGGACACGCAGGGGCACAGGCATCGCGGGGGCGTTCCCCCGAACCCCCCGTGCTACCCGCCCGCAAAAGACAAGGGGGAAATGCTTGGGCATTCCCCCCTTGTCTTTCACGTTCGGGCAGCTTGAATAAAACCGTTATTTATCACAAATTAATCAACTCCGAGAATCTCGCGCCCTATTCCAAACTTCGCCAGCTTCACGGGCTATTCTCGCAGCGTTGTTAATATGTTTCGGCGTCAAATTCTGCGGCTGCGCTATCAGACGACCGTCAAAAAAAACCTGCCCATCCTCTTGCCCGCGTTCAAATTTGAAAACCCAGCCATCAACATGCGTCGCGGTTTGCGATTCAAAATCAACAGTCCAGCGTCTTTGCCAATTTCTGTTACCGTGCGTCATCCTTCAACCTTTTCAAATGCGCCTTCACCCAGCCGGAGAAATCCGGCAAAGCTGCGGCCAACTCAATCAATTCGGCCTCGCTCTCGCGGTTAAAAGCAACCGTTTTTTGAAACCTCTTTTGCGTCAGATACTTTCGCTGCGCTTTTTGGCGCGAATTCTCTTTTTCCATAAATATCCCAAAAGGAATGCCGCCTTTCGACGGCACCATCAATTAAATTTTCCCGCGATTGTGGAAATAAGCAACCACTCTTTGAAGTCTCGCGCAGGCAGCCTCTAATTCTTTCCTATCGTGTCTTTCAGCCGCCATCCA